CTGCATACGCAGAAAAGAGTGAGACACTCACTCTTGATCTATCCCCTGAGGATATGGATCACTTTATGCAGTACGTTCACGTCCTAGCAGACACTAAAAACATTACTGCTAGACGTGCCTTTACTGATATGGTAAAGTACACTTATGAACAATTGATGGAGAAAGACTATGAGCGTAAGAATCGTAAGAATGCAAAACGGCGAGGACGTAATCGCTGATGTGTATGAAATGCGTGACAGCAAGGAAGGTCCACCACTAGCATATAAGTTAGAAAAACCTTACACTGTGGTGATTCAAGAGAATCATAATCTTTTTGAAGAACCATCCTTGCAGGAGACATCAAAGACTCTTGATACCATTGACATGGAGTTCACTGCATATGTACCGTTCTCTAAGAACTCACATATTTACATTCCTATTCCCTCTGTCACTTTCATTTACAACCCTATCGATCAACTGATCGAAAAATATAACGAACTAACTGCTTCCGATGCTGAAATTACTGTTGTTGAAGAACGATCCGAGCACGTACCTGCTGGGGAAACTGACGGAACTGGACGAGGAACCGAGTCTACTACTTGAAGACTGCTTTCGTGTCACTCCTGACGGGGAACTCAATGAGTATCCTCTGCACACAGATCAGCGAGATGTGTTCTTGACTTCTGACCTGATCTTTACTATACTAGATCCGTCTGCCGCTCTGGTGGGCAAGTATAAATCGATGGTTAGTTGATGCAGTTTTACACGGATGTGATTCTACTCGGTGATGTTATCCTGTATCGGGGATACAACAACGGTGAACCCGTTGAGTACCGAGAGAAATGCCGTCCTACCCTGTACTTCGTTCCTAACAACCAGACCAAGGAGTCTAAGTATAAGACTCTTGATGGTAGGTATGCTCATCCTAAACACTTTGACGGTGCTAGGGATGCTCGAAAGTTTATCGAGAAGTATACTGACGTTGATGGGTTGGAAGTGCATGGGTATGATAGGTTCGTGTATCAATTCATCGCTGACAAGTTCCCTGATGAGATTCGTTTCGATATGAACGCGATGAAGATCTATACGATTGACATCGAAGTTGGTTGTGACAATGGATTCCCCTCAGTAGAGGCGTGTCAAGAAGAGATACTTTGTATTACTATGAAGAATCTTGCTACCAAGGAGGTGATAACTTGGGGTACGAGGGAATTTACACCGAAGGACACGGAGTATCGTGTCTTTTGGAAGGAAGTAGAAATGTTGGAGGACTTTCATGCTTGGTGGTCTCAAAACACTCCTGATATTATCACTGGTTGGAACTGCAACCTGTATGATATTCCTTACATCTGTCGTCGATTTGAACGGGTGCTAGGAGAGACTTGGAAGAAAGGTCTCTCCCCCTGGAACCGTGTGATGGAACGTGAAATTGAGATGATGGGTCGTAAGCACATCTCATATGAAATCAATGGTGTCACAATTCTAGATTACCTAGATCTGTACAAGAAGTTCACTTATTCTGCACAGGAATCTTATCGTCTAGATCACATTGCAAATGTAGAACTGGGTCAAGCAAAGATTGACCACAGTGAATACCAGAACTTTAAAGAGTTCTATACAAAAGACTGGCAAAAGTTTGTTGAGTACAACATCGTTGACGTGGAACTCGTTGACCGTCTAGAAGACAAGATGAAACTCATCGAACTGGCATTAACTCTTGCGTATGACGCTAAGGTTAACCTCAGTGATGTCTATTCTCAGGTCAGGATGTGGGACACCCTCATCTACAATGACTTGAAGAAGCGTAACATTGTGGTTCCACCTAAGATCAGTACACAAAAGAATGATCAGTATGCTGGTGCGTATGTTAAAGAACCCATACCAGGTGCTTACGACTGGGTGGTGTCCTTTGACCTTAACTCTCTGTACCCTCACCTCATCATGCAGTACAACATCTCACCAGAAACTCTGGTTGAGAGGCGACACCCATCGGTGTCTGTTGACAAACTGCTGAACAAGGAGGTTGAGATCAGTGGAGAGTATGCTGTGTGTGCTAACGGTGCTCAGTACCGTAAAGATATACATGGTTTCCTACCTGAAATGATGCAAAGGATCTACGATGAACGGACCATATACAAGAAGAGAATGCTTCACGCTAAGCAGTCTCTTGAAAATGCCACCACACCTAAGGAAACCGTGGCACTACAAAAAGATATTGCAAGATACACCAATATCCAAATGGCAAGAAAGATCCAACTCAACAGTGCCTATGGTGCCATCGGAAACCAATACTTCCGATACTTCAATCTGGCAAATGCTGAGGCGATTACTCTCTCGGGGCAAGTCTCGATTAGATGGATCGAATCCGATGTCAACGGATACCTAAATAAAATATTGCAAACAGAGGAGGTAGATTATGTCATTGCATCTGACACCGATTCAATCTATCTTAATCTTGGACCTCTTGTTACTAAATTTCTTAGTGGTAAGTCTAACGATAAAGCAGCAACTGTTTCCTTACTTGACAAGATCTGTCAGGAGAAACTGGAACCTTTTATTGAACAATCGTATCAAAACCTGGCGTCGTATGTTTCGGCATATGATCAAAAGATGCAAATGAAGCGAGAGAACATCGCTGATCGTGGTATCTGGACTGCAAAGAAACGATACCTGCTCAATGTATGGGACAGTGAGGGTGTTAGGTATGAGAAACCTAAGTTAAAGATCATGGGTATCGAAGCAGTTAAGTCTTCTACACCTGCACCATGTCGTACTGCAATTAAGGAAGCACTTAATGTTGTTATGAATGGTACAGAAGCAGATATCCAGAAGTATATTGCACAGTTCAGGCGTAAGTTTGAAAGTCTCCCTCTTGAAGAGATTGCATTCCCTCGTGGATGTAATAACATAAGTAAATTCTCTTCACCTAGGAACATCTATGGTTCTGGATGTCCTATGCATGTCAGAGGTTCCTTGCTATACAATCACTATTGCAAGAAATTAAATCTTACTCACAAGTATCCCCTGATTCAGGAGGGTGAGAAGATCAAGTACATCTATCTACGTAAACCAAACAGGATTGGTGAGAATGTTATCTCATTCTTCCAGACTCTACCCAAAGAGTTTAATGTCCACTCATCGATAGATTATGATGAACAATTTGAGAAGTCCTTTTTACGTCCAGTCCGTGTTATACTGACGACGGTAGGATGGTCCACAGAACAACGTAACACTTTGGAGTTTTTATTCGGATGAGTTTTCTTAATGATGTAGTAAAGGAGATCGGCAATGAGTATGCTGGTATTGTTAACGAAGGGGTCGCTGCTGGCGATGTTGCATCTTTCGTTGATACTGGGTGCTATCTATTTAACGCCGTCGTTAGTGGGTCTCTTTTTGGTGGTGTTCCTTCCAATAAGATTACGGCTATTGCTGGTGAATCAAGCACGGGAAAGACTTTTTTTACTCTCGCTATCGTTCGTAATTTCCTTGATTCTGATCCAGATGCTGGATGCATATATTTTGAGTCCGAGTCTGCAATCTCTCGTGACATGATCGAGAGTCGTGGTATCGATTCAAAGCGTATGATGATCGTTCCTGTTGTTACAGTGCAAGAGTTTCGTACACAAGCAATCAAGATTGTTGATAAGTATCTAGAACAGAAACCTGAGGAACGCAAACCTCTGATGTTCTGTCTAGACTCACTTGGTATGCTATCAACTACCAAGGAAGTCACAGATGCTGAGGCAGGTTCTGAGACTCGTGACATGACTCGCTCTCAGATCGTCAAGTCTATCTTCCGTGTACTCACACTGAAACTTGGTAAGGCGAATGTACCTATGATTGTTACCAATCACACCTATGATGTCATCGGTGCCTATGTGCCAATGAAAGAAATGGGCGGTGGTAGTGGTTTGAAGTACGCTGCATCGTCTATTATATTCTTATCCAAGTCTAAGGAGAAGGATGGTAAAGAGGTGATCGGTAACATCATCAAATGCGAAACCAAGAAGTCACGATTCACTAAGGAGAACGCTAAGATCGAGACACGCCTATTCTATGACGAGCGTGGACTTGACAAGTATTATGGACTACTGGAACTGGGTGAGAAGCACGGAGTCTTCGAGCGTGTGGGTAACCGTTATAAGATGGGGGACGTTTCTCTTTATTCTAAACAGATCCTCAAAGATCCTGAGAAGTATTTCACACCCGAAGTGATGCAAGCACTAGATGAAGTCGCACAAAAGGAGTTCAGTTATGGAGCATGATCACTACATCAGAACATATGATAATGTTCTTGATGATAATCTTGTTAAGAACATCATGGAGTCTTCCAGAGATGTTCAGTGGGAATACTGGGACCGTGATGGTCGTCCACAGTTTCATCAGTTCAATGTGACTGACTATGCTCAGAACAATCCTGATTCTATCTGGGGTAAGGTTCACAATCGTCTGATTGAAGCAATCAAAGATGTGTCTGAACAGTATATGGAAGACACTGATAGTCGATCAGCATGGCCAGCAGAGAATGCACTTGAACAGATTCGTTTGAAGAAGTACATTGCAGAAGATGATGATCGTTTTGATCCTCACGTTGATGTTGGTGACCACAGTAGTGCTAGGAGGTTCCTTGCATTGTTCTTCTATCTGAATGACGTTGACGAGGGTGGTGAAACGTGGTTTACTAAGATGGGAATCAAAATTAAACCAGTAGCAGGTCGATGTCTGGTGTTCCCACCCACATGGACCTATCCTCATGCAGGACTACCACCATTGAAACAAAATAAACACATCATTGGTACCTATCTACACTACATTTAATGCAAAAGATTGAAGAAATTACTCTCAGTAAACTTATACGTGATGAAAACTATTGTAGATCTGTACTCCCTTTCCTAAAAGATGAATACTTTGATCACCAACCACATCAGGTATTGTTTCATCAGATAAATGATTATGTAACGGAATACAATACTATTCCTGAGACTACTGCTCTCAAAATTGAGATTGAAAAGCGACGAGATTTGAGTGAGGATATCATAAAAGATATCGAATCATTCCTTGATACCAGGATTGATGACACACAATATAATGATGAATGGTTACTGAATACTACTGAGAAGTGGTGTAAAGAACGTTCGATCTATCTTGCACTGATGGAGTCTATTAAGATTGCTGATGGTCAAGACAAGACTCGCACCAAAGATGCCATTCCCCACATCATGGCAGAAGCATTAGGTACATGCTTTGATGATACTGTGGGACATGATTACTTACTAGACTCCGACGACCGCTATGACTTTTACCACCAAACGCACGACAAGATTCCCTTTGATCTCGAATATTTCAACAAAATCACAAAAGGTGGTTTGCCTCGCAAGACTCTCAATGTCGCTCTTGCTGGAACGGGTGTCGGGAAAAGTCTATTCATGTGCCATATGGCTAGTGCCGCCCTCTTGCAAGGCAGGAACGTACTCTATATTACACTTGAAATGGCAGAGGAGAAGATTGCTGAACGAATTGACGCCAACCTCCTGGACATCAACATCAAGCAACTCTCGGACCCTCTCTTCACGAAACAACAGTTCCGAACAAAAGTAGATAAGATTGCTAAGCAGACCCAAGGTCGCTTAGTGATTAAGGAATACCCTACTGCATCTGCTCACGTCAATCACTTCAAGTCTCTCTTGAATGAACTGAGTATGAAGCGTGGTTTCGCTCCTGATATCATCTTCATTGACTACCTAAACATCTGTGCCTCTGCACGTTACAAGAATGCTGTGGTGAACTCCTATACTTTCATCAAAGGTATTGCAGAAGAACTACGTGGTCTTGCTGTTGAGATGGATGTACCTATTATGACTGCTACACAGACCACTAGGTCTGGTTATGGTAGTTCTGATGTTGATCTTACTGACACATCAGAATCATTTGGTCTTCCTGCCACTGCTGACTTGATGTTTGCTCTCATCTCTACTGAGGATTTGGAAGCAACAGGTCAGATTATGGTCAAACAATTGAAGAATAGATACAATGATCCGACAATGAACAAACGTTTCATCATAGGTATTGACAGAGCGAAGATGAGACTGTATGATTGTGATCAGTCTGAACAAGACAACATCCTTGACTCTGGTCAGGGCATTGAGGATAAGTTCCTTGAAACAAAAACACAAAGTAAATTTGACACTTGGCACGTATGACCGACTCCGCTAACAAAAGATCCCGCGACAACGACGTTAACGTTAATTTTGAGAGTAATGATGCTGCCTCAGCAGCAGCAGAGAAACTTTCTAATACTGCCCAAGATATCAAGGACGGTATGCAGGATAAACTTGAAGATATGCAGGAGGATACTCCTAAAACTCCTGAGGATTTCATCAATAAGAAGGGTTTCAATGCATGGGTGACTGCTGAGAAGATCAAAGAGAAGGAAGCAGAAAAGAATAAGAAGAAAGAAGAACGTTTCCGTGTGGATCTTGATAAGTATCTGCACTTTGCTGATGATACCTGCTCCAAACCAAGCAAGGATCAGGTTGCATACATCGAACGTCTTCGTCAACTCCATGAAGATGGTTGTAACATTGCTCGTCTTGACACCGCTGCTGCTGGTCTGACTGCTGAGTCAGGTGAGTTTGCAGAGATTGTGAAGAAGTTGAAGTTCCAAGGCAAACCCTGGAATGATGCTAACAAAGAACATCTCATCAAAGAACTTGGTGACATTCTATGGTATGCAGCACAAGCATGTCATGCACTAGAAGTGACCTTTGATCATGTTCTGTATGTCAACTCTCTGAAACTTGCTGCACGTTACTCCGAAGGTAGTTTCTCTATCGAAGAGTCTGAGAACCGTGTGGAAGGTGACATCTAATGCTCTCCCTCTGGATTCACTTGGTAGCATTCTTTCAAGTGGTTGTTATGAATTGTATTCAACCAGTCAACTGGATGTCTTGCTATCGAGTGGACCAGTGGTTAGTCCCAGAGGTAGTGCAGGGATATAAACTGTGGACAGGTCAAGAGAAACCATATCAGAATGAAAGAGATTATCTAAATAGTTTGGATAATCAGTGCCTAGAAGATGGCAAGATCGATTAAAGAAGCATGGGATGACTACAAACGTCATTACCAAAAAGGATTTGAGATTGTATCTAAGAAAGAGATCGTTGTATACGATGGTGCTCAGAGTAAAACAAAGGTAGGAGTTATCGCTAAGGGTGATGGTGTTCATGTTAAACCCATCAAAGGTGGTAACTACCAGGCCAGAATAGAAGTCTTGTATCAGAATGACAAGTCGGGGTGGATCTCTACTCCTTTGTTAGGCAAACCTAGGTCTGCCACAGGTAAGAAGAAGATGCCTGAGTTAAAACCTCAGGCGTTTGACATTCCTATGGATACTAAGATGTCTTTTGATACTTACTATAAGAAAGTCATCGCTGCTATTAAGAAAAGGGATGATCTTCAACTGGTAATCAAAGAGTATCTAATTGAACTAACTGATTTTTGTATGGAGCATGGTGCTACTGAGAAGAAGGAACTACTTAAAGCATATGCAGACTTAGCAGCATCAGAATACATTGATATTATGAATAACGTGGAGAAAGATTTCTCTGAGATTACTGCTCCACTATGTGTATTGGAACGTGGTGCTGCTGACTTAGATAAACTAGGGTATGGTAGGTTAAATAAGAAGAATGCACAGGTGTTCCTACCTGCTGCTGGTAATGAACCACTGATTGACTTTGTTATATTTGATGAGGAAAATACGTCATACCCCTTCTCCGTTAAGAAGATCAGTAAGACAACTAACGTAGTTAAACCTCAGGATATTATTTCTCTTATCAATAAGAAACAGATTGATGGTAAGAAAGATGATTGGGTTGAGAAATATAAGAAGACTGTTGAGTTTAAGATCTTAGAAGTTCTTGCTGAGAACAAAGTGAAGGATGGTTCTTTCCTTGCACTGGAATTGATTGCTAAGGACCTTAAATTAAAGACAAAATTACCCACAGAGGTGGTCAAAAACATTGATGCTATGGTGAAGGGTGGTGACCCTAAGGAATCAGATGTCAAAGCGGCACAAGCCTCCTGGTTGAAACTGGCAGAGATGTATTATAATGATGCTAAGGACTACTGGGAAGCACCCAAGCACAGTAGTGGCAAAGTTGGCATCGCCTCTCTCATCTGTCAAATGATGTTACGAAAGATCAGCAAGGATGGAGGACTGGTGTATCGTGAGGTCATTGAGCACTTTGTTATGAAGGAGGTCACCTACTACAAGTTCGCTACGAACAAAGGAATGCCAGTCTTCTACATGGAAAACCACTTGAAGAACAACCTCAAACCCACAGACCAGTACCACCTCAGAGAGAAATCATCTATTGGCAACCCTTACCGCGATAAAGTCGGAGTACAACCATGAGTAAGAACACACACCTCGAACACCTCGAAGATGATATCTTCAATAATGGATATGCTGGTGCTCAGAATGCACTTGCATTCTTGGAGGGTCTAAAAGGTATGCTAACCACTGGTAGTGGTGGTGGTAATACTAAGGTTACTGTGAAGTGGGATGGTGCTCCTGCTATCATCTGTGGCATAGACCCTGAGACGGACATGTTCTTTGTTGGAACCAAGTCTGTCTTTGCTAAGACCGAACCTAAGGTATGCTACTCCCATGAAGAGATTGACCTATGGTATGGCGGCACTGGTGTGCATCCTAAGTTGGTTGCTGCATACGATTACCTATCAAAGTTGCCTATCACGGGTGTGATCCAAGGAGATCTTCTGTATACAGAGACACCACCACTGGTTACTATGGGTGGCAAGAGATGCTACAAGTTCAAACCTAATACTATTACTTACTGTGTAGAGAAAGCAACCGAGATGGGTGGCAAGGTAGGTAAGTCTACGGTTGGTATTGTATTTCATACTAAGTACACTGGTCAGACTCTTGCTGAAATGTCTGCTGGTTTTGGTGTTAATGTTTCTGGTCTTCAAGGTGTGTCTGATGTGGCAGTATTCTCATCAGACTTCACCAACACCAATGGCATTGCAAACCTCAGTGCAGGAGAGAAGAACAAACTAGACATGAGTATGAGAACTGCCAAGCGCAACTTAGATTCATCTAGGAAGTTCTTGAATGAGATCGGTGGTACTACTAAGGGTATGGGACCTGCTGCTTTGTTTAAGATTTATTTCAACCAAGTGATCAAGTCAGGTAATATGCCTACTAGTTCATCGCAGATGTTAAATGGGTTCAAGACCTTTGTTGAGGGTAGATATGCTGCGAAAGAAGCAGGTGTGACGACACCTAAGGCAAAGGATAACTGGGCAAAGAAAAAAGAAGAGGCAATTAAATACCTAAATACTAATAAGTCTGAAATCTATCGCGCCTTGGGAGGATTTATGAATCTCATTAACGCTAAGGAACAGATCATCAACCGCCTCAAAAAAATTGAGGGTGTTGGTACATTTCTAGAAGATGAGAAAGGATACAAAGTCACTAGTCCAGAAGGATTTGTGGCCATCAAGGATGGCATGGCAGTCAAACTTGTTGATAGACTTGAATTCTCTCGTGCAAACTTCACCGTAGCAAAAGATTGGGGCAAATGAGATTTCGTCAGTTCATTATCGAAGCAGCAGCCGCTGTTGCTAAGAAAGCATCATCTTCTAAGAAGAAGAATGAAGTAATCGACAAGCATGTTGCTATCACTTTCGGTAGGTTCAACCCTCCCCATGCTGGTCATGGTAAGTTGATGGATGCTGTCAAGTCACATGCTGGTGACTCTGGTAACTATCGGATCTATCCTTCTAGATCACAGGATCATAAGAAGAATCCTCTGCACCCTGAGCAGAAGATTGAACACATGCGTGGCATGTTCAAGGGTCATAAGGATGCTATTCAGAACTCTGAGCAGCATAGAAATATCTTTGACATCCTACGTGACCTACATGATGAGGGTCATGAGCATGTCACTATGGTTGTTGGTGATGATCGTGTCAAAGAGTTTGAGAACTTGACACAGAAATATAACGGTAAGCATTACGACTTCAAGTCTATCAATATCAAATCTGCTGGTGCTCGTAACCCTGACAGTGAAGATCCTATTGAGAAACTCTCTGCTAGTGAGATGAGAAAACATGCTCAGGGTGGCAAGCACGATGACTTCCATGCTGGTACAGGTGGATATAAGAAGTCTAAGGAGATGATGCAGCACGTCATCGATGGTATGAAACCACCTGAGAAGAAGAAGAAAGCACCTGCAAAGAAAGAGAAAGCAGCAGCAGTCAAGGAATCTGTCTGGGAGTATGCACCTATACTAGACTTTGCAGCATTCCGAGATCATTATATGCTAGATCATATCTTTAAGGTTGGTGCAGTTGTAGAGCATGACGACAGTGGTATGCGTGGTACAGTTGCTCACCGAGGTACTAACTATGTCATCATGCAGATGCCTGATGGCACTGAACATCGCACTTGGTTGCAGGATATTAGTGAAGTAAGTGACAACCAATCCAATCATTCTGCTGACGATGGTAGTGGTAATGACTGGAAAGTTGGTACCGACAAGTACAGACAAGCGGTTCAGAACATGACTCCTGGGCAGGAAATGAAGAAGTTCAGTGAGTTCGTCAAGAACCAAAAGTCTATTTCCAATAAATAATACTATACTTTTCCCTAGATCAATGCTGGATATCAAGGTTAGTGCTGCACTAATGGGGTTTTCCCTGTTAGAACAGCGCACAATTCTCGACTGCGTGAAGGAAGGTAAGCAGGCACCCACCGCTCGTCTTCGATCCGCAGTTACCACAGTCGAAGAGATTATCGACTCACACGAAGAAGTCGTAGAAGGATACGCTGGGTTCCCTATCGAAAAGGAACTGATCACTAAGAACAAAGGTAAGTTCAAAGATGATCGTAATATCGGTAGAGTGATCTCACAAGGTGGTCAGTCTATGGTGATCACAGGCAAGAAGTCTGATGGTCGTTATTCTGTTGTCGGTAAGAAAGGCGAGAAGACTGCTAAGGCACCCGAAGATATCGGTTTGAACATGCAGAGGGAGTGGATTGATATCGATGATCTCCACAACCAGATGGTTGAAGGTATGAAGGCAGCACGTAAGAACGTCGGTGCTTCCTCATGCTGGGACGGATACAAAGCAAGTGGTACTAAGAAGAAAGGTGGTAAGGAAGTTCCTAACTGCGTGAAGGAAGAGGATCAGATTGACGAACTCTACAAGGGTAAGCACGGTCAGAGTGAGAAGCAGTATCAGGACGGTAGATCTGATGGCGGCAAGATGATCTCTGGTGACTCTAAGATGAGTGGATCCAAGTATGCTCAGGGTAGGAGAACTGGTAGTGATGCTGGTCCTCAACCTGCTGGTGGGTCTAAGAAACCTGCAAGTCAGGGTAAGATGGACAGCGGTAGTCGCACTGATCTAACATTCCGTAAGGCAGCACTCAAAAAGAAGAACGAAGAGTTTGATGCACTCGTCAATGAGATTATTCTTGACGAAGCATTTGATGACTATACGTTTGAAGAACTGCATGACATCTGTGTAGAGGCACTTAACGAACTCGACATCGAAGATCTTCAAGAAACCTTTGAGATTCTGGATGGTATCGATCTGTTGACTGAGGTCACCAGTCCTGCTAAGGTCAATGCTCTTCGCTTGAAGGACAAAGCATCTGGTGCTGCTGGCACAGGTCAGACTGCTGGTAGAGATGCTGGTGCTGAGGCACGTAAGCGTCTGGGTGATAAGAAACCTGAGGCAAAACCTGAGGTTGGAGCACGACGCGAGAAGATGAAAGCAGCATTGAAGTCTGCTGGATCTGCTGTTAAGTCTGGTCTCAAAAAGGCAGGTGCTGCTGCATCTAAGGGTGCTGGGTATGCTGCTGGTGCTGCTGGTCGTGCTGCTAAGGGCGCTGCTAGTAACTTCAAGAAAGGTTACGAGCGTGGATCCCAAGGTGGTGGTAGTAGTTCTACATCATCCGATTCCTCTGGTTCTACTAGCAACAACAGTGGAAGTTCCAGTAGTTCTAGCAGTGAACCACGCACTAGACTGCGTGATAAGATTAAGTCTGGTATCAAGAAAGTTGTGGGCGGCGTTGCTCGTTCAGTTTCCCGTGGTGCTCGTGGCGTAGCAAGACGCATGGGCGAAGAGAATACATATTCATGGCGTTCTGAAATGGGTCTCGATCAATGAAGACCGATCAAGTTAAACAAAATATTACTACCACTCAGAAGAAAGGTAACGTAATTATCAACCCTAAGAAGGAAGATCTCATGTCTGAATCACTAAGAAAAATTGTTCGTACCGAGGTGGAGTCTCTAAGAGAATCCGCTAAGAAGAAAGCGAAGAACATCAAGGCCGCCAAGGCAGGTAAGCGTTGGCAGGATTCTGATGGTGATGGCAAGTGGTATGAACCAGGTCAAGACGTTAAGAAAGAAGAGTGTGAAGCACCCGCTGCTGCTAAGGTGGATGACTCCGATGCTAAAAAGAAAGCAAAGGATCGCATGAAAGCAAAGATGATGCAGATGACTCAGGATCATGACGACAAGGCCGCTGGCAAGAGTTCTAAGTGATTAACGAAGTCTCTTCTTCAATGCTTACTGATAAGAAGTATATGAAGAAGAGAGCATCAGACGCTGAGAAGCACAAAGAACAAGACGCTCGCATGAAATATGGCAAGCGTTACAAAGACTTTGTGAAGAAATCTGATGATGCTCCTACTAAAACTAGTAAAGGTGTACGCGCCCTTCACAAAGGTAAGTGGGGTTACATGAAAGATAAGAAGTTCACAGCAGACTAGCCTATATAGAGTAACGTTACTCTATAAAACCATGCTTGGATTTTTACTCCCACTAGCGAAGAAAATTATCTCTGACGCTGTTGCTAAGGTACCCGACAATGAAGAACTGGGTGAGAAACTTGTTGAGATCTGTCTTGTTATTCTTGCTAAGGCAGTTAAGTTGACCAAGACTGATATGGACGATCAACTTTTAGAAGTTGTCACCAAAGCAATCGCTGCTCGCGAAGAAGACTGATCCCTTGGGTCGGTCTCTTTCTTTTTATAAATAAGTTATAGGACAAACCCTTCAATTAAGAGAGAACAATGGCTGTATTTGGAAAAATTGATGCCGCAACTTTCGCGAACAACGTAGCGGTCACCAATGGTGACGCCACTGTTACGAAGAATGCAGCAGACACCGTAGTTGTAGGCGACATCTTGGAACTATCCAACGTCGCTTACATTGTTAAGCAAGTTACTAGTACAACTACAATCGAATTGCACAAAGCATATGCAGGTAGCACTGCTGCTGCACTCGCTGGTGCTGTTCGTAGGACTGCCCCTAAGGCAGTTGCTGAGTTTGTTGTCAAGGGTGGTGACAGCAATGCATACGATCTTGTATTCGTTGACACCACTGAGATGGTACTCGCTGAGAACAAGTCTCGCGGTATCAATGGTCCTGGTTGGTGGTTGTATCGCACATACACCACTGCTGCTGGCGACACCAAGCATAAGGCAGAGTGCTTAGCATTCGTCCATGCTGCTGCTGGCGCTGCTGGTGATGACGCTGACGATACTGTGGTTGCCGACGTGGCATCTGCTGTAACTGTCACTGTACAACCTGCTGCTTCTACATCTTCCTCTGGCGCTGGTACGTTTACTCTTACCACCACCACCACAGGCACACCTGGTGCTCTTGCATATGTCTGGCAACGTCAGACAGCAAGCGGTAAGCGTTGGACTAACATCTCTGCTTCCCTTGACACTGGCATCACCTATGCAGACTTCACGACCGCAACTCTTGCTTACAGTGGTCTCGCTGCTGACACTCTGGACGGCAACAAGTATCGCGTCAAGATTACGTCTGCTGGCGGTACAGAAGAGGTGATCACCGATGGTGCAGCAACATTGACCTTCGGTAGTTAAGAACTGACACTTCGTTATGAGATTTGATGAACTAAACGAAAGCAATCATTTAATGTTTGCTATTAAGTATTACGAAAACCCCCACTCAGTCACGGTTGACGACTTCATGGAAGACATGAAGAAGTTTAAGTATCTTAAAAGATTACTCAAACGGTACCTGAGCACGGGGGTTTTGCGTACTAATTTAATATTGAACCATATGATTATCCTATATAATGTGTTCGGTGATGGTACATTACCTCTGTTAATGTATAAACTTGAAAGGGAATACTGGTCTATCTTGAAGACCTTTATAGTATACTTAAACCGTTATCCATCTAGCGGTGGTAGTCTTGCTGATGTTCCTATTGATGATCTAGCAAAACAGATACTAGAAGACCTGTGATTAACGAAGACGCTCCTACTAATTCAGTTGGTACTGGTGCAGAGACTGCACTACCCCCATCACACGAACCTCCTGGCATTACACGTTTAACCAAACGTAAAGTAAAGAAGAGGAAGTTTGAGAAGAGTGTCGGTGAGATGCTCACGACTGAACAGGTAGATAAAAACTATCTACCATTTAGAGTGTCGTTTGAAGATGGTCAGACTGACTTCATTTTATATGGGAAGTCGGAATCACAAATTAAGATTGAACTGAGAAAGATCTATCGTCCAGAGATGGCGAAGAAGTTTAAAGTCACGAGACTTTATCCTAACCAAGTTATTAAATTCTATTGGGATAAAAGACAACAAGCGTTAGGGATGTAAGATACATGGCGGACATTAACTCAGCAATTCTAGAAAGATTAGAAAAAGTAGTAGACTCATTGCAGGATAATTCTGTAAAGATGGGTCAACTACTTGCTGTACATAATGAAAAGTTATCTACACAGAGTGAAGTTGATGGAATTCTATTTGAAAAAGTAGATAGACTTCATGCAGATCTGAATAAAGAGACAGACACAATCAAGAAAGGTTGTGAGAGAGACATCCGTCTTGTAGATGAAAGACTCAGGATGATGGAGAAAAAGATGTGGTCCATCTTTGGTGGTCTTGCTGTGATCTCTTTCCTCGTCAGTGTGCCAGGTCAAGGACTGCTCAGATCATTGACACCTGATGATCGATCTGCTATTCTAGGTACCACGGTACTGGGCATGGCTGATGCTGGACGAGATTTACGTCAACAGAATGAGTTGGCGATTGGAGAAGTTCAAGAAGGTCAAGGACGGACTCTATAATTTTAGATGCCCCTACTGTGGGGACTCCTCTAAGCATAAGAACAAAGCGAGAGGATACTTTTTTGTCATGAAGCAACGCATGGTCTTCAAGTGTCACAACTGTGGCATGGGTAGGACGCTTGCTAACTTCCTAAAAGATCAAGATCCTAACACGTACTCAGAGTACCAGTTAGAGAAGTATAGAAACAATGCCACTGGCAAAGCAACAACTGTTGCTAAGGTTGTCGTGCCTTCTAGTAAACCACGTTTCAGTAAGAAACCTACATCAGGTTTGGTGAATATCAAAGACCTAAATAATGAACATCTCGCAAAGAAATATCTGCTAGATCGTTTGATCCCTGAGGAAAAGATAGGATGTTTTTACTATGCAGATAAGTTCAAACGATGGGTTAACACCCAGAAACAAACGTTTGAATCCTTGCAAAACGATAGACCTAGAATTATTATCCCTCTCATTGGCGAGGACGGTACTTGGTTTGGTATCCAGGGTAGATCTCTGGCACCAACTAGCACGTTACGATACATCACCGTGATGTTTGAAGATCGTTTAAAACTATTCGGTCAAAATAATATTAACCCTGAGGAAACAGTTTATGTCACGGAAGGACCATTCGACTCCACTTTCATTACCAACTCTGTTGCTATGTGTGGTAGCGATGTTGACCACCGCTCTCTACCTTATCGATCTAGGGTCTGGGTTTTCGACAACGAACCAAGGAACCGACAAATTGTTGAGAGAATGCAGAGAACTGTTGATCAGGGAGACCCAATTGTAATATGGCCTAATACAATTAAACAAAAGGATATCAATGATATGGTACTGAAAGGACTTGACCCCAGTGCTATAATAAAAGGCAACACCTATCAAGGGTTACAAGCAAAACTTAAACTTACAGATTGGAAAAAAGTATGAGCACGACAGTAGTAAAAAGAGATGGAGTTGTTGCAGGTCTAGATCTCAATAAGATTCATGTGATGGTTGAACACGCTTGTAAGGACCTTGCAGGTGTATCTGAAAGTCAAGTTGAGATGAATGCTAACTTGCAATTCTTTGATGGTATTGCGACAGCAGATATCCAAGAGATTCTTATCAAGTCTGCTAATGATTTGATCTCTCTGGATGCTCCTAACTATCAGTTCGTTGCTGCACGTCTACTTCTATTCAGTCTTCGTAAGTCTGTATACAATGGGCATCCAGAAGGACATCCTCATCTGTATGAACAGATTCAACGTGGTGTAGTGTTGGGTGTGTATGATCCTGCTGTTCTTGAATCGTATTCAGAAGAAGAGTGGGATATTCTTGATAGTTATGTTGAACATGATCGTGACTACCTGTTTACTTATGCTGGTCTACGTCAGGTAACTGATAAATATCTTGTACAGGATCGTAGTAGCGGTCAAGTATATGAGACACCTCAGTTCATGTACATGCTGATTGCTGCAACTTTGTTTGCACCATACTCACAGGATATCAGGTTAGATTATGTCAGACGATACTACAACGCAATCAGCAAGCACCAAATCAACATCCCCACGCCTATCATGGCAGGGGTACGAACTCCCCTTCGACAGTTTGCTAGCTGTGTTCTTGTTGATGTTGATGACACCCTCGATAGTATCTTTTCTAGTGACATGGCGATTGGCTACTATGTTGCTCAGCGTGCAGGAATCGGTATCAACGCAGGTAGAATCCGTGGAATCAACGCTAAGATCCGAGGCGGAGAAGTTCAACACACAGGTGTTATTCCATTCCTCAAAAAGTTTGAAAGCACTGTCAGATGCTGTACTCAAAATGGCATTCGTGGTGGATCGGCAACAGTACACTTCCCAATCTGGCACCAAGAAATAGAAGACATCCTTGTTCTTAAAAATAACAAGAGTACAGAAGATAATAGAGTACGTAAACTTGATTACTCTATTCAGTTAAGTAAAATATTCTATGAGAGATTTATTAGAAATGAATCTATTACGTTATTCTCTCCTAATAATGTGCCTGGTCTCTATGATGCTTTTGGTACTGATGCATTCGATGATCTCTACCTACAATACGAAAGAGATGAGTCCATTGAGAGAAAGTCTGTGGGAGCGCAGGAACTGATCCTTAACATCTTGAAGGAGAGAGCAGAGACTGGTCGTATCTATCTGATGAATCTTGACCATTGTAATTCACATTCATCCTTCAAGGATAAGGTGAACATGTCTAACCTGTGTCAAGAGATCACACTACCTACTGATCCTATTAATCATATCGATGATGATGGTGGTGAGATTGCATTGTGTATTCTATCTGCAATCAACGTAGGAAAACTACGTGATCTTGATGAGATGGAAGACCTTGCCGACCTTGCTGTTCGTGGTCTTGAAGAACTGATTGACTATCAAGACTATCCTGTGGAAGCAGCACGTCGTAGCACCCTCTCACGCCGCTCTCTGGGCATTGGATTCATCGGTCTGGCACATTACCTAGCAAAACGTGGATTAAAGTATGACAACCCTGATGCATACAAGGAAGTTCATAAACTCACCGAAGCGTTTCAGTACAACCTTCTGAAAGCATCTAATCAGATCGCTAAGGAGAAGGGAGCATGTGATGGATACGAACGTACTAAGTATCATGATGGAATTCTACCTATCGATACATATAAACAGGAGGTTGACGAACTAGCAGCACCAGAGTACAATTATGATTGGGAAAGTCTTCGCGAATCTATCGCCGCCCACGGTCTTAGGCACTCAACATTGTCCGCACAGATGCCTTCGGAAAGCAGTTCCGTTGTGTCAAATGCAACCAATGGAATCGAACCACCTCGCGACTACCTGTCCATTAAAAAATCAAAGAAGGGACCTCTTAAACAGATTGTTCCACAATATAATTCATTAAAGAACAACTACACACTGCTGTGGGATATGCCTTCTAACGCGGGTTACATTCGTATTGTTGCAGTGATGCAGAAGTTCTTCGATCAGGCGATCAGTGGCAACTGGTCATACAATCCTACCCAGTTCAATGACAATGAGATTCCTGTGTCTGTGATGGCACAAGACTTCTTAACTACGTACAAGTATGGGTGGAAGACATCTTACTATCAGAACACCTATGATAATAAGAAGGATGAAGACACCGATGACACAGAACAGAAACTCAATGCCCTTGTCGATGACATTTTGAGTGGCGATGAGTCTGAGTGTGACGCCTGCAATGTCTAAGGAAATCACCATCACATTATGTGCAGAACTGCAAGAGGACTTCGAGTCCTACCTTGCAGTCTGTGAGTCTTTGGACTTCCCTCCAAGGATAAATTCATTTTTAAATTATGTCACAAACTACGGAACATACGGAGCAGAGAATGGGAGTCACAGTCTTCAACAGCAGGAAGGTTGACACTAAAAAACAACCGATGTTCTTCGGAGCACCGCTAGGTATGCAGCAGTATGCCGAGTTCAAGTATCCTGATTTTGATAAACTAACTCAGACACAACTCGGATACTTTTGGAGACCCGAAGAAGTATCACTACAAAAAGATAGAGTAGACTACAAAACTCTTAATGCACAGCAACAACACATCTATACTTCTAACTTGAAGTATCAGATCCTTCTAGATTCTGTACAAGGTCGTGGACCTGGTATGGCATTCTCACCATACTGTTCTCTGCCAGAACTAGAAGGTGCCATGGGTGTGTGGCAGTTCATGGAACAGATTCATTCTCGTTCCTATACACACATCATCAAGAATGTATATCCTGATCCCTCCATTGTTCTGGATACTACACTAGACGAACCACAAATTCTTAGACGTGCTAAGTCTGTTACCAAAGCATACGATGTGTTCTTGAATGCAGTAGGTTCATGGGCAGAGGGTGACATGTGGTCTAAGGATTGGGAAGGATCACCTTGCCGTGATGAGACACTGAGGGATCTGAAACGTAAACTCTATCTGGCAATTGCTAATGTTAACATCCTTGAAGGTATACGGTTCTATGTTTCTTTTGCTTGTAGTTTTGCTTTTGGTGAACTTAAACTCATGGAAGGTTCAGCAAAAATTATCTCCCTTATTGCCAGGGATGAGTCACAGCACCTCGTTCTGACTCAGAAGATCTTGAAGAAGTGGAAGGAAGGTGATGATCCTGAGATGCAAGAGATTGCATTAGAGGAGAAAGAAACTGTTCGTCAGATGTTTGCTGAGGCAGTGACCGAAGAGAAAGAGTGGGCGAACTTCTTATTCAAAGAAGGTTCTATGATCGGACTGAACGAGAGACTACTCTCACAGTACGTTGAGTGGATCGCTAACCGTCGTATGAAGTCTATTGGTCTCGAACCCATGTTCGATATCCCTGCTAAGAACAACCCACTGCCATGGACTGAGCACTGGTTGAACTCTAAGGGTCAGCAGAACGCACCACAAGAGACTGAGATTGAATCCTATGTAGTCGGTGGCATCAAGCAAGATGTTGAGAGTGCTACGTTTGCTGACTTCCAACTTTGAGTAAGAAGTCGTGGAAGCATAAGAAGAGGATCCCCTCCAACCCTGTCAGGTCTGTTGGGGATCACATCAAATTCTTAAATGATTTGAAGAAAGACCTTAGGCGACCAGGCACTAGGATGCGAAAAAGAGACTTGACATTATAAATATTATCGGGTACAATGTACCCATCGTTCACTGATCAGGACTCTATATCCTGGTTGGCGCAAGTAAATCGCGGAACGGAGCCGTTCATCCCATGATAGAACTATTATTCTATACATCACTCACTTGCGCTCAGGCCGATGCAATTATGTTTCGGATGAGAACAAATGAGAACATTCCTCCTGAGTATAAGGTGGAATTGATTGAGGTCATGAAGGAATCAACGCCTGATTGCTACCCATGGGACGCATACGATTGAAGGAACGGGGTCTAACCACCTCACTTTCAGGAGTAAATCCATGGCACAAGTCACTTACCGTGGTGTCGCATACGACACCGAGCAGTACAAAGAGAAGGTCATTGCTGAGCAAACTGCTAAGCAAAGATTTGATCTCATGTATCGCGGTACCAGAGTCAACCGTAAGGTTGTACCTGACACCAAAACTGCTTGAACGAATTGAATACCAGGACCCACATGGGTCCTTTTTTCTTACAATTATTAAGGTTATGATGAAAATCTTTTTGGATAGTAGTGATGCTAACGAAATCGAGAGAGCAGTAGAGACTGGTCTTATCGATGGTGTGACTACTAACCCTACGTTGATGCTCAGAGCAGGGCGAGACCCCGAAGAAGTATTAGAAGAGATCTCAGATATGTTCCCCTGGACATCATCTATCTCAGCAGAAGTATCTGGATCAACAGCAGAAGAGATGCTAGTGATGGCAGATGCTTATATTCAGATCAATCCAAACATTACAATCAAAGTTCCTTGCAATGTAGAAGGTCTCAAAGCATGTAAGACTCTTTCTGATAATGAAATTGATGTAAATGTAACCCTTATCTTCTCTACGGCACAGGCAATCCTTGCTGCTAAGGCAGGTGCTAAGTATGTGTCACCCTTTGTAGGAAGATGTAACGACAACAGTGTGAGTGGAGTGGAACTTGTACGTGCGATTGCTGGTGTGTATGCTACTCATCGCATTGACACACAGATACTGGCTGCATCATTAAGAGATGTGCATCATGTCTCCCGCTGCTTCCTGTATGGTGCTAATGTAGTTACGATGCCACCCACGGTATTCTGGAAGATGTATGATCATGTCCTTACTCGCGAAGGACTTACCCAGTTTGAGAAAGACTGGGCAGAGGTACAACGTTTTATTAACACGGATGATGACGAATGAAGGACACACGAATCACAGTAGAAGATTACAAATGTGTATCCGATGAGTTCTTTGACAAGTACAACTATGTCATTGAACGTATGGGACCAGGACCTACCAAGTCTGAGGATGTACTCAAAGTCATGGAAGCACTGAGTGGTGCAGTCATGAAAGAGAGAGCAGACCATGGTGTAGGACCATTTGGATTCAACAAACCAAAGCAGGAGGAGACTGAATGAATTACGATAAGGTAAAAGCAATCGCTCATAACCTCAAACTTCTAGCAATCAGTCTAGAAGATGCCATCAAGGAAGATCCCCAACGATACACAGTGCAATCATCAGAACCACAGATTGGGTATCGTCTTGGTGATGACGATGATGGTTATGCCGATTAAACACCAGTGGAATATAGATTCCGATAACTTACACCCCACCGTATATCTTAGATTGATCTCAGAGATGGAGGGGTGTTGTGCAATCCTCAGTGCTCTTCCCCCAGATGGGACTGACTCTGAGGATTATAAGTATATAAGAGAAGCGTGTAACCGCTACTACAAAGTATACTTTAAGTACAAGAAACATTATGAGGCCACAGAGCGCGAAAGCAAAGGGACGTAGGTTCCAGCAGTGGGTGAGAGACATGCTCATCGAGCATAGAGATATTCACCCAGAAGATATTGAGTCTCGTAGTATGGGTGCTGGTGGTGAAGATATTATGATGGCGAGAGATGCCAGACAGAAGTTTCCATTCAGTATTGAATGTAAGAATGTCGAAAAACTCAATGTATATGATGCATACGATCAAGCGTGTGCAAACTCTGGTGATAACACACCAATTCTATTCATGAAAAAGAATGGAAAGAAACCCCTTGCGGTTGTAGATGCTGAATGGTTTATCAAAAATGTTTACAATTCCAATTGAATCTTTCAAAGTTCCTGACTGGGACAAGTGGAAACCTATCTTACTAGATAAGTGTAATGAGAACAGTCCTCAGGCACATATCACTGGTGGTCGTCTCAATCTACATGAGATGGACACAGATTATCATGAGTTAGTTGGTAAGAAGATCATGCCCAAGTATTATTGGGATGTATTAGACTGTTTAGATCCAATTCTAGATGAGATGCAGATTGATTACCCTCTGGACATCAGAAAGATTGTAGCAATGTGGCATCAGACTACCAAGAATGGTATGTTTCATGGGGTACATAACCATGGACCTGTGGGAATCACTGCTGTATTGTATGTTGATTTCAAACCTGAGATCCATAAGGCAACTACATTCTTCGCACCCTTCCACAACTACATCAACGGTGAGGTGGTGGACTACATGCCTGATGTAAATGAAGGTGACTGTGTGTTCTTTCCATCATACTTACCACACATGCAGGAACCTAACTTCACTGATGTGTCTCGCACTATCATTTCTTTCAACATTATGGGTAAGGAGATGACACCACACGCGGTTGTGCCACGCATCCAACTGCAACAAGGCGGTTGACATCGCAGTCATCCTGCTATATATTAATAGAGTTCTGGACTTAGAGCAAACCATGGATGACTATCTTGATTCAGAAGACTTCTACATGTTAGAACTTCTGATTGACGAACTCCATGAACATGTGGAGCAGGGTGCTGACATGTCAGCATATGCAGTTAACGAAAGAATTAAATCCATTTATGAACTACCGTGATCGTTATGTCACTGTCGAACTGACTGATGATGAGTTTGAACAGATCAATCAAATAGTTTCAGAACACAAGAACTTTAAGACAACAGAAATAGAGAACGTTAGAGAATGTGAAGTCGCCTTCATTGATTCTCAAACACTCTATGATATCATCATGTCTTATGCTACTCGTGTGAATGAAGCAGCGAATTGGTTTTTTGATCTAGACTTTGTTGAACCCTTGCAGGTGACAAAGTATAGTGAAGGTCATCGTTATGATTGGCACCAAGATGAATCTGAATGGCATCCCTTTAAGAGGAATGATCAGAAGATTCGTAAGATATCATTCACTCTCCTACTGAATGATAACTTTGAAGGTGGTGAGTTCCATCTAATCAATCAGGCAGTCCCATTGAAGTCAGCATACATGGTGTTCTTCCATTCGGATGACCCACACATGGTTGCTCCTGTGACCTCAGGCACCCGTCTATCCCTTGTAGGATGGATCCAGGGACCCGCTTGGCGGTAACATGGTTCAGTAGCTCAGTTGGATAGAGCAACTGCCTTCTAAGCAGTCGGTCGCTGGTTCGAGTCCAGCCTGAATCGTCGGGGTTACGCCCCCCGAACACAGTAGAATAAGTAGGAGAGAGACGATCATGACGATCCAATCTAGATTTGCAAACTCTTTGCAAATCCTTCGCGATGCTGCCAACGGAGACATCTCCTTGGAAATCCAGTATCCTCATCTGTTCTCACAAGTCTGTCGCTTTTATGAAAATAAAGGAG